AAGAGATTATCAAATAGACGCTATATATCATAGTTTAAAACGCAATAGGGCGCTGCTATTGAGTCCTACTGCTTCAGGTAAGTCATTCATCATATATTCCCTAATTCGTTATTATTCGCATTTAATCAAAGATGAACCTAACAATAGAACATTATTAATTGTTCCTACAACATCATTGGTAGAACAAATGTATTCCGATTTTGAATCATATGGTTGGAATGTAAAGAAAAATTGTCATAGATTGTATAGCGGATATTCTAATCAAACTGATAAAAAAGTATTAATATCAACATGGCAAAGTTTATATAAGTTGCCGAAAACATATTTTGAACAATTCGGTGTAGTGTTTGGCGATGAAGCACATCTATTCAAATCTAAATCACTTACTGAAATTATGACTAAACTAACTGATTGTAAATATCGTATTGGTCTTACAGGTACTTTAGATGGTGCTCATACTCACAAACTTGTATTAGAAGGATTGTTTGGTACTGTAAATAAAGTTACATCAACAAAAAAACTTATGGATAAAAAACAATTATCTGATTTGGTTGTAAGATGTTTAATACTAAAACATACCGAAGCTAATTCTAAAATGGTTGCAAGTGGTAAATATCAAGATGAGATAGATTATCTAGTAGGTAACAAATCAAGACAAAATTTTATTCGCAATCTAACACTTAACTTAAAAGGTAATACATTGGTATTATTTCAACTAGTAGAAAAACACGGAAAAGGATTATATGAAATTATTAGAGAAAGAACAAAACAAGGAAGAGAAGTCTTTTATGTTCACGGAGGAGTTGATACAGACGAAAGAGAAAAGGTCCGAGAAATTACAGAAAAGGCTGACAACGCTATTATTGTTGCGAGTTATGGGACTTTCAGCACAGGCATTAACATTAGGAATTTGCATAACATTATTTTTGCTAGTCCTTCTAAATCTAGGATAAGAAATTTACAATCAATTGGCAGAGGATTAAGACTAGGCGACAATAAAGTTAATGCGACACTATACGACATAGCGGATGATTTAACTTATAAATCAAAAGAAAACTTTACATTAAAACATTTTCAAGAAAGAATAAACATTTATACCGAAGAGGAATTTGACTACGAAATCCATAATATAGAGTTAAAGGATAGATAAATAGTTATATGACAATACAAGGACCAGATCACCCGACAGACTACAGAATGGTTAAGTTAACCGATGGTACACTATTGGTTGGAACTATTTCTACTAGTGAAACAGAATTAACTATTGAAAATCCTTTACAACTAACTACAGTTCAAAGATTAACTGAGGTTGGTATGAAGGATGATTCATCATTGGCGCCTTGGATACCTTTTACTGCTGATAAAAAATTTAATATTCCAAAAGATAAAGTTATGGTTATTTCTTTGGCTGCTAAAGAATTAGCACATTACTATGAGGTTGTTTTAAATAAATTACAAAATGTAAAAATTAAACCACCTATGACACCTGAAGAAATGGAACATATTTTAAAAGTTGCTGAAGAAATGGATAGAGAAGCGAGAGAAAAAGAATTGTTAGAATATGAAGAAGAAGTATTTGGAAAGAAAACTGTACATTAATAATAGCTATAAGCTTCTCCCCAACGCACTACATATGCGATTATAACAGAATTCCTAGGACTGTCAAGCACACCAAATAAATTAGTTCAAAGGCTTGCCTTTTCCTAAAAAATGTAGTATAATGACTTATAGAAAGATTAAATTATGAAAACAAAAACAGCAAAACAAAAACCTCATTATGTAGATAATAAGAAGTTTCTTGAGGCGATGATTGAATACCGAAATAAGTGTATAAAAGCAGAAGAAAAAAACCGAAAGAAACCAGATGTTACTAATTACATAGGTGAATGTTTTTTGAAAATTGCTAATCACTTATCATATAGACCAAACTTTATTAACTATACCTATCGTGATGATATGATATCAGACGGTATAGAAAATTGTTTACAATATATGAATAATTTTAATCCCGATAAATCAAACAATCCGTTTGCTTACTTTACACAAATTATATACTATGCATTTATAAGAAGAATACAAAAAGAAAAAAAACAAATGCAAGTAAAATCTAAACTAATACAAAACGCAGGTGTAGAAAACATGATGGATCAATTAGCAGGTGATGATAAAGTTTATCAAAGTGCTATGTTGGATTTCTTACAAAGGAACAGTAAAGAAGAAGAACCAAAAAAGTAATTATATTATAAGGTAGGTATGAAGATAGCATTATTGAACGACACCCATTTTGGTGCCAGAAACGATAGTCTTATTTTTGATGATTATTTTCATAAATTCTACAACGATATATTTTTTCCTTATCTAAAGGAACATAATATAAAAACACTTATACATTTAGGTGATGTTGTTGATAGAAGAAAGTTTATCAATTTTAGGATTGCACATAATTTTAGACATAAGTTTATGAAAAGATTATGGGATGAAAAAATAGACACCCATATTCTCATAGGTAATCACGATATATATTTCCGTAACACAAATAAGGTAAATGCAATACAAGAATTATGCACAGCGCCTGATGGTGTCAACGAGCCATTCATCTATGAAGAATCAAAAGTAGTTGATTTTGATGGTACAAAAATATTAATGTGCCCATGGATCAATTCAGAAAATGAAGCACATTCCTTACACATTCTTAACACAGCAGAAGCAGACATATGTATGGGTCATTTTGATCTTAACGGATTTAGAATGATGGATACTATGGTGCAATCACATGGGTATGATAAGAACATTGTAAAAAGATTTGAGAAAACATTTAGTGGCCACTTTCACCATAAGAATGATGACGGTCAAGTATTTTATTTAGGTAATCAATATGAAATGACATGGTCAGATTATGGCAATCAAAAAGGATTTCATGTATTCGATACCAAAACAAGAGAGTTAGAGTTTGTTCCTAATCCATTAAAAATATTTAAAAAGATTATGTATAATGATAAAGAAACAAATTATGATAAACTTGATATAACGGACTTCAATCAAAAATTTGTAAAACTTATAGTTGTTCATAAAAAAGATAATCAAATGTTTGATAGATTTCTTGAAAGATTATACACCAAAATTAGTGTACATGAATTAAAAATATTAGAGGACTATTCTGATTTAAGCCATACCAATGTAAGTGATGATGTGGTACAAGGGTCAGAGGATACAATGACACTAGTTAATAATTATGTTGACCAGTTACCAGTTGATTTAGATAAAGATAAATTAAAAGTTATGATTAAAGAAATGTATGTAGAAGCACAAGATACAGATGTGGTTACAGAATGATAAAAATTATTGAAAATTGCTTAAGTGATTCTATACTAGATAGAACAAAAACACTTATTGAAGATCCAAGTGTGCCGTGGCATTTTTTACCAGGTTCTACTTCCGAAACAAGTGCTAGTGATTATTTAAATTATTCTTTTCAACATACACCTTATATGAGTGGTAAAGTTATGTCTAATTATTTTGAAATATCAAACACAATAGGCCTTATATTAAAAGATAAGTTTGAATTGAAAGGTTATTATATTGATAGATTAAGGTGGGGACTGGTAACAAGTATTGGTAAGTTATTTAAAAACAGTCCACATATAGATACTAAAGTTCCTCACAAAACGATTTTATTTTATCCACATGATAGTGATGGTGAAACATATTTTTATAATGACAAACACGAAGTAACTGAAAGTGTAATGCCTAAAATGAATAGAGCAGTATTGTTTGATGGCTCTGTATTACACTCTAGTAGCAAACCTATTCAAACTGCTAGACGAATAGTTTTAAATGTTAATTTAATTCATGAGGAAACTAAAATATGATAGTATTTAAAAAAGTAAGATATAAAAACTTTTTATCAACAGGACAACAATTTATAGAAGTACAATTAGATAGAGCACCTACGACATTAGTTGTTGGTGAAAACGGTGCAGGTAAGTCTACCATGTTAGACGCTTTGTGTTTTGGATTGTTTCAAAGACCTTTTAGAAACATAAAGAAAGACCAATTAATAAACACGATCAACGAAAAAGAATGTGTTGTAGAGGTAGAGTTTATAGTAGGTCAAAAAGAATATAAAA